TTTGATCTTGCCGGTGTTCAGCCTATGTCTGGACCAACTGGACTTATCTTTGCATTGCGCGCCCGTTATAATAACGCGGCTGGACCAGAAGCCCTCCACGGTGAAGCTAACACTGCATTTTCCGGTACTGGTACACACATCGGCACTGATCCATTCGACCCGGCATTTGCGTCTGGCACCGGCATGGATACATCGGTTGCCGAAGGTGATACATGGAACCAGATGGCGATGACCATCGAAAAGACCAGTGTTGAAGCAAAGTCACGTCAACTGAAAGCCAACTACTCTGTTGAGCTTGCACAAGACTTGCGCGCTATCCACGGTCTTGACGCTGAAAACGAACTGGCAAACATCCTGTCAACTGAAATCATCACTGAAATTAACCGTGATGTTGTTCGTAACGTATACCGCATTGCCCCATTGGGTGCGAACTTTACCACAACACCGGGTACTTTCGATCTTGATATTGATGCCGATGGTCGCTGGTCTGTTGAAAAGTTCAAGGGTCTGATCTTTGCTATCGAACGTGATGCCAACGCTATTGCGCTGACCACACGCCGTGGTAAAGGTAACGTAATCCTATGCTCCGCTGACGTTGCAAGTGCGCTGTCAATGGCGGGTGTTCTGGACTACGCACCGGCTCTGAACCAAGGTGCAAATCTGGATGTTGATATTACCGGTACTTCGTTCGCTGGTATCTTCAAAGGCAAGTACAAAGTATTTGTTGATCCGTATGCCACTGGTGACTTCTATGTTGTCGGTTACAAGGGTGCCAACCAGTATGACGCAGGTTTCTTCTACTGCCCATACACCCCGCTACAACTGCACCGTGCGGTTGATAGTGATTCTATGCAGCCAATCATCGGCTTCAAGACTCGCTACGGCATGGTAGCCAACCCGTACACCAACATGAGTAATGGCGGTAATGCATATTACCGTAAAGTTAAGGTTACAAACTTGCTGTAATCGGTTTGTAGTTTAGCTAAATAAAAAGGCACCCATGCGGTGCCTTTTTTAATGGGGTAAATTAATGTCGAATCCAACTACATACAACCATCTGGATAATGTCAAGTTTAAGTTCCAGATACACCGATGTCCCAATATTAACTATTGGATGCAATCAATACAATTACCATCCATGCAGTTAGAAAGTTCACTGTTACCGGGTATGCGCCGTGATATACCGATACCGGGATCAAAGGTTGAATTTGAAACCCTTATTATAAACTTCATCGTTGATCAAAACCTTGATAATTACTTTGAAGTATACAAGTGGTTTCAGCAAATCCAAGTTGCTGGCACTATCGGTGAAATGGTATCCGACTGTTCATTACACTTTTTGGATGGTGACAATCGGGTTAACCGCACCATAGATTTCATTGGGGCGTATCCAATGCTGATGACTGAACTTGCAATGAATTCAGATGACAATGACACCGTACCGGTTACGTGTTCAATTTCATTCAATTACCGTTATTTTAAATTTGCGGATGACCCTACCCCAACGTGGGCATAACCCTATTTGGGTACAATAAAGCCCATATTGGGTATGAGTGTAGTAGCTATAAATGCTACCGGGTGGTGAAAGCTGCATTCTAGGGTGTCATAAATACTAGAAACAATTGAACTAGACTCATATTATGGCTGATATTGAAATTGACAAGTTCACGGAAGCGAAATATTACCTTCACTTTGAAGATAATGGCATTGCATCTGAACTAAATGAATACCTATCTTTCTTTGCAAAGAACTTTCGCCACATGCCAAAATTTAAGATGGGCATGTGGGATGGTCGTATTCGTCTGTTTAATATCAATACCGGTGAACTACCGTCTGGATTGATCCATGAGGTGATTGCATGGGCATTGCGTGAGAAATACACCCTAGCCATAGACCCAGACATTGCGCTTGCTACACCGCATGACAAGCCGTTCTGTGACGTTGAATCACTGGTTGATTCGATGAACCTACCCTTCACTGCACATGACTATCAGATTAATGCAATTGAGTGCATACTGAAACACCGCAAAAGGTTGATATTAAGCCCCACGTCATCCGGTAAGTCACTTATCCTATATGGTGCAATACGCGCTATATTCGATAATAAAGCGCAACAACAGTGTCGCATTCTACTTGTTGTACCCACAACATCATTAGTCGAACAGATGGTTGGTGATTTTAAAGAATACAGTGAACACAACGATTTTGACGCCGACTCTATGTGCCACATGATCTATTCGGGTCGGGAAAAAAAGAACACTAAGCCGGTGACCGTAACTACATGGCAGTCGGTTTTCCGCAAAGGTGAAAGCTGGTTTGAGAATTTTGATGCCGTGTTTGTAGATGAGGCACATTTGGCGTCTGCTGAATCCATAACAAAAATGATGGATAAATGCGTGAATGCCCAATATCGAATTGGATTAACCGGCACCATTGAAGACACCCAGACCCATAAACTTACACTAACCGGTCTATTTGGTCGGGTGTATGAAACCGTAAGCACCCGTGAATTGATGGACCGGGGACTGGTATCTAACCTGACAATCAAGGCATTAATTTTTGATCATAGTGATGCGGTCAAAGAAAAGGTATCAGGTCAAAAGTATGCCGATGAAATTGACACCATTATATCAGATGAGCGTAAGAATAAATTTATCTGTAAGTTGGCACTCAATCAACCGGGTAATACCCTTGTACTGTTCAACTTCGTTGAACGGCACGGCAAGCCGTTATTTGAACTGGCAACTGGGCTAAATACTACCGGTAAGACAATCTTTTATGTTGATGGTGATACACCTGCACTTGAACGTGAGCGCATCCGTGCATTTACCGAATCCAATAATGGTGTGGTTATTATTGCATCATATGGCACATTCAGTACAGGTATTAACATTAAGAACTTGGAAAACGTGGTATTTGCGCACCCGTTTAAATCTCGGATTAAGATTCTACAGTCTATTGGTCGGATTTTGCGTAAATCTAAGAATTCATCAAAAGCTACATTATTTGATATTGCAAATGACTACCGATGGAAGTCAAAAGTGAACACCACTATGGATCACTTTAAGCAGCGGTTACAGTTGTACGAAAAAGCTAAATTTGACTACACAATTAAGGTGATTAAATTATGATCAATGAACCCACGAATGACGATCTGGACAACATCGAATCGACTGAGGTTGCAATGACCTTTACAGATAAAATGGTCTATCTGAAAAACGGCACAGTGCTGGTGACCCGGATACTCACAAATGCGGATGATTCTGATAACAATTTGGTTTTGTTTAAGCCTGCGCAAATCATCACGAATTTAGATGGGTCAATGATCATGGGTGATTGGATGCCACAAACTGATGACGACTACATCATGCTACCCAATGACCGGGTGATGACCACGGCTACACCAAAGTCTGATGTGTTAAATGGTTATCACAGGAATATTGGTGTTAGCACTAATTCTTATCTACCGGATGGTGAAACTCTGCACTGATTGTTGTGGGCTACGCCCATACCCCTTCGGGGTCTACACTGGTTTGTGGGATTGGTATAAAGGAAGGTATCAGTAAGTGCATCTAAGGCAGATCACAAAACCACATATATTCTTGTTTTGCCGTGGGGTAAACGGAGTTTATAGTGAGATTGCTGATCTGTCAACACATTTCTCAAGAAACATCAAAACTTAAAATAAACTATTGAAAATGTGGCATTGATCTTGCTCAACCATGCTGTCGTGTGATACACTTACTTTATAATAACAAGAAAAACAAGTGGTGTTAATACTATGGAAAAAACTGAATTGCCTGCGGGCAACACACACTACGTTGACAACAAGCGGTTTCAGGCTCTGTTGATCGAACGGAAAAGCATTGTAGTTGAAACGGGCGCGCGCCCACGTATCACCGAAGAATTGGGTGGTATGCTGTTGCGCATTTCGGAAAATCTATCATACCGCCGAAATTTCATCAACTATTCTTATCGTGAAGAAATGGTTGGTGATGGGGTTGAGAATTGCCTAAAGTACATTGACAACTATGATACTGAGAATTATGCAAATCCGTTTGCGTACTTTACACAAGCCTGTTTTTACGCATTCGTTCGCCGCATCAATAAGGAAAATAAGCAGACAACCGTCAAAACTGCGGTGTATGGCAAGCAAGTTACTGACCACCAGTTGACGGATAATTACGACTTCCAACACGCCGTTAATGACGATTATAATCAGGAAAAATGACCTTGCAATCCCGGTTGACTTAGTTTATTCTACGGTTGAACTCAAATCAACAATAAGAATAAAGTGAGTCAACCATGACAGTTGCAATAATCACCGATACGCATTTTGGCATCAAAAATGACGCCCCAGAATTCGTTGACCATCAAGTTGAATTTTATACTGAAACCTTTTTCCCGACACTGGTTGAGCGTGGCATTAAGACCATTCTACACCTTGGTGACATTTTTGATCGCCGCAAATATACCAACCACAACACCCTACACCGGTTCCGCGAATGCTTCTTTGATAAGCTGGTTGAACATGACATCAAAATGTACCTGATCGTTGGTAATCACGACACCTACTTCAAGTCAACTAACGATGTGAACGCCCCTAGTTTGTTTTTGGAAGGGTATGATAACCACATCGTTTTGATCGAAGAACCCTGTGTACACACTTTTGGGAACACTGCGATACAGTTTATGCCGTGGATCAACAGTGAAAACTACCATGATTCTATCAAGGCAATGAAAAACAGCCCAGCCGGTATATGCATGGGTCACTTTGAAATTCGTGGGTTTGAAATGAACCGGGGTGGTGGTGTTAACACGTCAGGATTGAAAGCTGAAACGTTTGATGCATTCCACACTGTGTTTTCGGGTCACTTCCATGAACCATCAACCGATGGGCGTATCAGCTATTTGGGTGCCCCATATGAGTATACTTGGTCTGATTACGGGTGTGATCGTGGATTCTACATCTATACACCGGATGAAAATGAACTGGAATACATTCGCACCGAACAGCACATGTTTCACCGTATCATGTACGATGAAAATTTTGACCCAAATGAATTTGACGTATCAACACTGACAGGTAAGATCGTTCGGGTTATTGTTGCGGAAAAAGATGACAACGACCGGTTTGAAGATTTTGTTGAGGCAATCGAACATGCCAATCCATACAACTTTGAAGTGATTGATAACAGTGCATATCACATTGCCGGTGATGTTGATGAAGATGCATTGAAGAATGAAGACACACTGGGGATTGTCACCAGTTATGTTCAGCAGTCTGAAAATGCACTGGATAAAGAAAAACTAAACAATATGTTTAAATCGTTATACGTCGAAGCATTGGCAGTAGAATAATAAAAACCACACTCATAATGGAATTACATAATGTCCCAGTTTAAAGATATTTACATTGTACTTGATCGAACAAACCGTGTTTTCACTGTCAATTCATTTGATCCCAGCATATATGATGAAACCACATCTTGCATACGGACACACCGCCGCCGTATCATCCAGTTATATACTGGTGCTGCACATATAACCGTGTCCGATATGGCAAAAACTTCGCAGTTAGTTGTATGCCGAGTCGCAACCGTTCAGGTAAGTAACTTGATGGAATTCCGGGGTGATTTAATTTACTACATGCAACAGTACAGCGATTATACGCATCTTTCCCGGAATGTGGCTAATTCAGAATTATCAGAGAAGAATGAAAGTCTTATTATTTCAAATTTAACTCGAATAATTACGAAATACCCACCCCGCAATATAATGGATCGGGTTATTTACCGCCTTAAACCACGGAACACTGTACTTTCGCAGATTAAAGTCGAAATCCTGATGAAGTATAACGATCTGCATCCAAATAGCACTGTTGAGTATTATAATGAAGTACCCTTCCCTTCCGCGCCAGCTAAACTATTAGTGGAACCGATAGCAGAAGTTCAGGCAGATGAGTTACCGGATAATGAAGTTGAGGAATGTCCACACTTGACCCCGGTTGATGTTGAACAGCAATTTAAAGCTATGATGGGAAATGTTAAGCTGGATAACAAGTATACGGCGATGGGGCTTTATCAGTCCCTACATGATATTATCTATGAATATGAAAATGTGTTAGTCAAGTAACAAGCTACTTAAATAATCGGTGTTATATTATGATCAATTTTCGCAAGATACGGTTCAAAAATTTCCTGTCATTTGGGGATCAGTTTACTGAAATCCAACTTGACCGGTCCCCA